TAATGGATTTAACGTTTCTACATTCACCACAGCAACAAGACCAGCAAGCCCTGTACAAGGTCAAGTAATATACAACTCAACAACACAGACAATGCAAGTCTATGCCAATGGTGCATGGAACAATGTTGGTGTTTTTCCAGGCACGGCTGGATATCTATATAGACAAGTTATTACGAAAAGTTTTGTGTGCGGTGGATATCAAAATAGTAGTCCATGGCGCAACGTTAACCGCATGACACATAGTACTGATGTATGTACTAATTTAGGTGATTTACTTGCATCAGCCGGTGCATATGTTAGCGGTGTAAACGGCACAACAAGAGGGTTTATTTGGTCATGTGATGGTATGGGTGCAGGCACTACAACATGCGCTATTAATATGAATACTGAAACAACTGCCGGTACAAACAGTGCTTGGAATATTAGAATTAGTAGAGATGACAGTGCTACAGGATTTAAAGAAACTGAATTTGCATTTATTATGGGCGGTGGTTCAGCGCAAATGGATATCTTTAACTTAACTACTGAAGCAATGTATATTAGTGTTCCATGGCAACAACCACGTAATACTTCACTATCGTATGATGCCCAAGGTGGCGCAGACAGTGGTTCAGTTAGCGATGAGAACGCTTGTTATTCTTGGAGTACAGGCGGTGGTAGTACAAAATTAACTTTCAATACGCATACATTCACAAATAACAATCTTGATAAACCTGCTTATGAGATACGTGGTACACCGTTAGGTGGCGCACATGGACAACAAAAGGGTATTAATAGTAAATTAGGTCGTGGCTATGCAGGTGCTAATGGTAGTTATAACGGTGGTTACATTATGTATCGTATGGTATTCAATACTGAAACTGCAACTACTATCAATAAACCAATTGGTAACAGTGGGGAAGAAAATCTTGACATGGGTCAAAGTTGGCAATATATGATGGGTATGTACGATGGTGCTCAAAACAACAGAGGTTGGAAATTTACATATGCTACAGATACTGGTGTAGAACTTGGATCAGGTAGTGTAAGAACCGGGGTGCCCGGTGGCAGTTCAGGACATTGTGTTTGGAGCGCATAAATGACATTTAAAGTTGGTTCTACAGATATAATGTCAACGTTGGGTATATCAGTACCCTCGTTTACTACTGCTACAAGACCTAGCAATCCAGTAACTGGTCAAACAATTTATAATACAACAACTGGATACCTTGAGATGTATGATCAAGGTATATGGAAACCTGTCATTTATAATTCAAGCGGCGGCCCGTTCTTGTATAGAACAATCATAACAACTAGTTATGTAGCAGGTGGTTACAAAGACGGAACGCCTTGGCAAAACGTTAATAGAATGAATCATAGTACTGATATATGTACTAATTTAGGTAATTTGTTATCTACGGCTGCGAACTATACTTCTGGTGGAAATGATTTAACAACTGCTTATATGTGGGCTGCTAATAGTGGTAATGCCAATGGACCAGATACACTAACTGTAGCATTTCAGATGTTTACTGAAACTACAATGGGTACCAATAACAATTGGAATCTTATCAACGGAAAAAATGATAACGCAACCATATTTAAAGAAACACAATATGCATACGTAACCGGCGGTGGCAGTTCTTCAGTTAACGTTTTTACATTTAGTACACAAACTTTCAGTTCAGGCGCTGTGTCAGGCATTCCAGGTACATCAGGATACTCAGACGGCAACGGGGCATTCAGTGATGAGAATGTAGGTTACTGGTGGGGCGGTGGCGGACAAAAAGTAACATTTGCCTCAGGTACAACTTACTCAGTGGCTACAGCATCAGGAGTAGATGTTAATGGTCAACAAAAAGGAGTTAGCAGTAAATTAGGCAGAGGTTATTCAGGTAACGAAGGTGGTTATAACGGTGGTTATAACTTCCGCAGATTTGTAACGGCTACTGACACATACACTACAGTGGCTAAACCAATCGGTAATGTGGGTGAAGAAAATTATGATATGGGACAGGCTTGGCAATATATGTTGGGAATGTATGACGGAGTTCAAAACAATCGTGGTTGGAAGTTCACATACAGTACAGATACAGGATTTGAATTAGGCAGCGGTAGTGTGAGAACAGGTGTTCCTGGTGGTAGCTCAGGTCATTGTTTTTGGAGAGGTTAAATGGCTTTTAAATTAAACAACACTGATATACTAAGTGCTAACGGTGTTAGCGTCCCAGTATATACCTCATCTACTAGACCTGCAAATCCTGTTACAGGACAAGTAATTTATAATTCTAGCACCAACATTATGGAAATATATGATGGTGGACTGTGGAAAGACGTAACACAGACTGCCGGTGGACTACAATTTCCCTATAGACAAATTATCACAGCAAGTTATGTAGCAGGTGGTTATAAAGATAGTAGCCCATGGAAGAACGTTAATCGTATGCAACATGCAACTGACGTATGCACTAACTTAGGTGACTTATTATCACAAAACGCAAACTATACTTCCGGCGCATGCAGTTTGACACGTGCATGGGTTTGGTGTGCTGCGGCAGCAGCCTTTGGAGAAACGACAAGACAGACAGTTGCATTCAATATGAATACTGAAACAACTGCCGGCAGTCAAGGTTCATGGGATATGCCTATTGCCAGAAATGATTGCGGAACTATTTTTAAAGAACACCAGTATGCTTATGTTACTGGCGGTGGTGACAGTTCAATCAGTGTATGGACTATGGCAACTGAAGTATTCGTAACTGGATCAGGTACCGGTCAGACCGGTGATGCCAGTTATCAATATGGTGTTAGTGCCTGGAGTGATGAGACATTAGGTTATTTTTGGGGAAGTTCAGGTCAAAAATTAACTTTTAGTACAGGTACAACTTTTGGATTAGGAGTAGCCAACGGCGTACAAACTAACGGACAGCAAAAAGGTATAAGCAGTAAATGGGGCAAGGGTTATATGGGTAACGAAGGTACATATAATGAAGGATATAACTTAAGAAGATATGTTTCTGCTACTGATTCGTATTGGACAGTGACTAAACCTGTGGGCAACTCAGGTGAAGAAAACTTTGACATGGGTCAAAATTGGCAATATATGATGGGTATGTACAATGGTGCCCAAAATAATGTAGGTTGGAAATTCACATATAGTTCAGATATAGGCTACTCACTAGGTTCAGGAAGTCTACGTACAGGCGTACCGGGAGGAAGTTCTGGCCACTGCTTCTGGAAGGCATAAGTAGTAGCAGAAGGAGTTTATACATGAACGATCATAGTAATTTAAGTCAGGAACATAGAGACCTTATAGAAAAGTCAAACAACCGCAATTTGGTTATGCCCGAATTTAAGGTAAAACACTTTGTGGGAAACGCACAAATCACACCTTATGCCAAACTAAAACAATATATCATTGAACTAAACGGCCGTGAAATGGCAGTTGAAACAATGATTTACGAAAACAAAAAACTTCAGTTAGAGATTGAATTAGAAAAAGAAAAAGCGGCTGCATGTACTAGCCCAACACAAAAAGCATTACATGAATTAGAAATCTTTAAATTACAAGCCGGATTAAAAAGAAGCGAACTTAGACTGCGTGATGCTACCGCTGAAAGAAATTTATTCTTAAAGGTAATTGATGACTTTAATGCTGGCCCAGAAGGAACATTACCTGATGGTACAAAATTAATTGATGTATTTGATGATCCTGATCTATGCGAAAGATTGGAGCGTGATTATTGGACATTAAGATTAGCAAAACAAACTGCTATGGATATGATTGCATACGGTCGTGCTGGCGTAGGCAATATGGATGCAGTTGTTATGCTAGAACCCGATCAGCAATTAGAGGTTATGAAATTGGCTTGTGACTTCTTTGTAAGAAATGAAATTAGAACAAGTAATTTACTGAGTCAAGTAAATGAAAATGTTCATAATAATTTAATAGCCAACTCACCTTTAGTAAAACAATTAATGTTTAAGGCAGAAGAAAATGTTTCTAGTATTCAAAACGGTCAGTGAACCTCAAATGGGATTGGTCAAGCGTGTTGGCCAATATATTGAATACATCGTTGGTTGGTTAGACGATAGCGTGAAAGATTTGGTGCCAATCAAACACCTTAACCCTACAAT